ATTGCAGACCATCAAAACGTGTCAGCGAAAGAACCCCTGTTACTGCATCCGAGATTACTACCGCACAAAAGAAAAAGCGGATAGCTGAGAAGAAGAAACTTGGGCAGCCCAAAGGCAAGCCCAAGCGTGTCAGCTCAGTAAAAAAGAAGTAGACTCATATGGTATAATACCAGCAACAATCACTTATCAATTACTATGGCAGCAAATATATTTAAAATCGGAAGAACACTTATAGATACGGCTAAGGGCTTCGGTAAATCATTGGTTCCCCCACCAAAACCAAAGAAACCCTATATGCAGAACAAGCGGCAACAGGAGGCCTTCGAAAAAAGAGCAGCTGACGTTCAAGCGAAACGCGAGGAAGCTTATACTCGGCAGGGTATTACGGGTGTTGTTGGAGCAGGTACGGTACTTGCGCTGAATGGTGGAGATGAGCCAGCCCCAGCCAAGCCAGCACCAAGCTCCCCTGCAACTCGCCAGTCCGTTCCTGCGCCCAAGGAGACCAAGGCATTCATTCCCTGGCGTGAGCGCAGGGCTTCAAGCCATCCATCCGCAAGCAAGACCCCTGAGCAGAAGAAAGCAACGGGCATCAGCAGCAGCGTAACTCAGCGCGAGTCCGTTGATATGACCCCAATGCAGCGAGTCAAGAGCACGGCTGGATACAAGACGCGATTCGGAACTAAGCCACGAGGCAAGATGGCCGCCCTTGAGCGCCGCCGTGAGCGTACAGCTGCCGCGAAGCGCAAGGAGTCAGTAATGGCAGCGCAGCAGAAACGAATCGATGCCGAGATGGCAAAGGCAAAAAATAAGCCCGTATCTAATCAGCGCGTATCTGTTTCCACCCCTATGAGTGACCTCGAAAAGGTAAACCGCACAATGTCTTACCTGAACTCATTCAATGGATCAAAACCATCCAGTGCTCCACCCAGCCCCAACCCTCGCACAGAGGTAAATGACAATGATCCATACGGTCTCAAGGCACAAGGGGAAGATATCCGTAAGCGTTACGAGGCTAGGTCAAAATCACTTGGCTACTAATGGCTGACAAATCAAAGATGAAGTGCAACGTGCCTCGGCGCGAAGTACAGGGCGGCAAGAAGTTTGTAGTCAAGGCCTGCCAAGGCGGCCAGGAAAAACTGGTCCGCTTTGGCGATGCCAATATGAGCATCAAGAAGAACCAGCCAAGCAGGAAGAAAAGCTACTGCGCGCGTAGCGCAGGAATCAAGGGAACCAAAAATAAACTGTCAGCTAATTACTGGAGCCGTAGAGCCTGGGACTGCTAATGCCTGATTACCGCACATATGGAGCAAGAGATGACCGAATCGCCAAGGATGGTGATGTCGGTTTCATTGGTTTTAATAACCGCGTACGCCCTGACCAGCTCGGTAAGGGTATGCTGGCTGATTCCCAGAATATGCGACTGGATCTCAACGGTGAGGCTCAGGTACGCAAGGGGATTGAGTTAATCGAGGCTCCGTTTGCTGTAGGTACTGACGTGCTGCGTTTGCCGAACGCGAATGAAATCTTTCCAGATGAGACGGGGAACCCCACAAGGACGATACTTCCAAGTACAATTAAGTCAGCGTCCCTCAACGCAAGTACCAACGTAGTTACCTTAGTTGTTGAAAGACTGGACACTGGCAGGGATGGTCACGACTGGGCTGTTAATGATATTGTAGTTATCGAGGGAGTTGTCTCGGACGGAACTGACGTAAACGGTACGCATACCATTGACTCAGTAACCGATGGAACTGACGTAGTAACAATTACTTATGACTTAACTGCTTCGGTTGCATCAACCCTAAGTGTACCACTTACTTTACAATTTGACCTCGATGACGGCGGGACTGAGCCAACGCTTAGCGATGGATTCAGTCAGCAGTCCACCATTGGTTACGAGATGGAGATTGACGAAAGTCAAGTAACCGAGGTCTACGCAAGTACTAAGTACAGTGACCCAAATGACCAGAACAGCCAGTACATTATCCTTGCAGCCAATGACAATGCTGTAGCTAAGAATATCCAGACTGGTGCCACTCAAACAATTAACTACACTGGTACACAGGCTGTTGGTTCCGGGGCTACGATGCTTCAAGCATTTAATAAGGTGTTCATCTTCCGCGAGGGAAGTACAGCACTTGCTTGGGACGGGGATTTTAACAATGATTTCGAGCTAGTAGAAAGCGGTGAGTACGATCAGCCAGTACAGATTGTGTGCGCTTCTGGTGAGTTCGCTATTACTGAGAACCGAGGTGTAGTTCACCAGCAGGACGGAGTACAGGTGGGAAGTGTCATTGAGGTTCTTTCAGCAAAGACGGACCCAGCTGACCAGACATCAGGACTAAAGGAAGGTGCTAGGTTCGATGTAGCTAAGATATTTACTGGTGGCGATCCCGTGAATATAACCGCTGCTACGGTTAGTGCTCAAATTTCAGGCGGTGAGTACGATGGTTTATATAAGGCTGATCTTACACTTGGCTCTCATAGTTTTCAGGTAGGTGACCCAATAGATATTGCTGGGTTCTCGGACACCAAACTGGATGGCGCAAGGTTCGTGGCTGAAAAGACAGCTACTGGTATTTCTGTTTATATTGAAAGTTCACTCAATCCAACCATTAGTGGCGACGAAACGGCTACACTAGCTTTTGGATTTGAGTTCTATATTAACTCAGATGGTTACGATGGTCGAGTATCAGATGGGCTAACATTGCGGTCCACTCCGATCTTTACACGGGAGGTATCCGTTGGTCTAGGCTTTACCCATATGCCAGCACCTCCTTACGCCATCTATCACCAGCGCAGGCTGGTAATGCCGTTCAAGTACACGGTCAATGACGCGGAGAACTCCTATACACTTACAGGTAACGCTGACGAGATTATTGCTTCCGATATTCTGGACTCGGATACCTATGACCAGATTTACGGGCAGTACCGATTCAATGCCGGTACAGCGGACTTCAACGTGGGTCTGCACTCCTTTGCTAATGACACATTGATTGTATTTAACCGCAACAGCATTCACGAGGTGCGCGGTATGATTGACCTAAAGAATGCTTCTTCTAGGTTGATTACAGATGAAGTCGGACTGGTTGCTCGCCAGAGCGTGGTACAGGTAGGAAGCAGCGTAATCTTCCTTTCTGACAACGGTGTTTACAACCTTCAGTTCCTTGATGAGTACAATCTTCGTGGCGGTGAAGTGCCGATGAGTGAGGCGATTAACGCCACAATGAAGCGGATTAACCAGAACGCCTGGGAAAAGTCCGTAGCGGTTTACTTCGATAACAGGTACTTCCTCGCTGTTCCACTTGACGGTAATTCTACAAATAACGCTATCCTTGTCTATAGCTTCCTCAACAAACAATGGGAGTCCATTGATACAGTTGACAACACGGAGTGGGATGTAGAGAATCTCATTGTGGCAGGTAGAGGTGATGAACGTGGCGTGTACGCCGTGAATGCACTTGGCGGTGTCCATAGGCTTGATTACCGAGAAGATGGATTGGACCGCGTGGTTGCTGAAATCGGAGGAGATGACATTACCTATGACATCAAGTCCAGTATGACTACACGTCAGTACACTATTGGTACTATGGAGCGCAAGAAGTGGAAGGAGTTCGACCTTCACGTACAAAGCTCTGATGACTACAGGTCGGATCTTACCATCACGGCTGAGACGGAGAACCCGGACGCTAATTTCAATCTAGGTACTTTATCCAGCTATAATGACCAGAATACCCTAGCTGAGGGCGAAGATGTTTCCATCCGTGGTAGAATAGGTAATAGACGAGGCTACGGCTTACAATTTACATTTAACAACACAACAGGACGACCAAGAATCCGCGCAATCGAAACGGATGGCTCGGCATCATTTAGATCCACAACTAAGGCAGACTAATGGCTATTCTCAACACAGGCAACACATTCAGCGGAACCGACACCGTTACAAGCACTAAGCTGAACAACATTGCAAACGGCTCCGACTTTCTGGACGCAAGCGGAAATCCAGTTGACTCAAGCGGAACAACTGGAACCTGCTCCACGGATGGCAACCTTGAGGTAAGCTCCGGCGGTCAGCTTCAACTAAAGGACACGGTTGCCTTATCTGGAACCAATAACCAATTATCCCAGACAACAACACAGTCCATTGTTAATGACAATCGTCCAGTAGCAACACAGCTGCAATATAAGGCACAGCCGACATCTGGAGGAGTACAGCAAACAACCGACTATCACGGTGTTGACATATTGGCGTATACGTCCGGAGCTAATATAGGCTCAGGCAGTGCTATTCGACTATATCCATTTGAATCAACAGCACGTCACAATACTGATGACACCATCAATGGCTTGGTAAGCGGATATCTTTTATGGTTAAATACCCAGAATGGAGATGTTGAGTCAGCCCGTGGATTGCGTATGTGGGGCAAGAACCAAGGTACTGGAACTATCGAAAGTGCAAAATTCATTTCAATTGAGAAGCCAGAAAATAGCGGAGGAGGAGAAATACAGAACCTTCGTGGTATTGTAATTGAGGAAATGTCCGACACCTTTGCTGATGCGAAGGGCTTAGATATTGCTGAAACTCAGAACTACATTGCTGGACTAGAGGTCGGCGACCTTACCGTTACTGGTTCTTTCAACCCCCAAAGCGCGGGTGTTGATAAGATGGTAAATGGCGTTCGCTTTGAAGCGGGAGCAGGATTTGCTGTAACAAATGGGATAAACCTGGGAACATCCTCATTTACCTGGTCGCGAATTATTTCACTCGATGATTACACACCTTCATCTGATTCTGTACTATGGTCATCGCATTCATCTGGTAACTCAAGAGTTGAGATTAAGGTTCTAACCACTGGTGTATTTAGATTGTCTTTTACTGATGGTTCGGGAACTATATCGAACTACGATTTCAGTAATGCGAATCTAGTGGATCGCTCATCTTACAGAATCACCATTGTTTGCTCAAGATCAGGAAACGCAACCCTTTATATCGGAAGCTCTCTAGTCAGTACTGTTGATGTATCAGCATCAAGTACTGTTGACATAGGCAATGGGAACACAAACAGTTCGGTATTTTGGACTGATACAAATCTGTCGGGTGCTGACGGCGGTGGGTTTATGTTTAATTATGCAATTGATGATATTTCATCCAGAATTAACAGCATTGATTTCTTGAACTCTGGCGATCGTTGGGATTTGGTTGATTCTGAAATCTACAGCTCGGACTTCACAAGCACTAATGATGGTTTCAGCGGGACACGTTCCGTTACTGTAGCCAACCAAACGGTTGGAAGCGTATCTGGTGCTTTAAAAGTTTATAAGGATGGCGCAAATGGCGGATCTTATGTTAACAAAACTAACGCGTATACCGCTGGTGATTCATTTACTGTAACTTGCGATGTTTACATACCATCAACAAATACGAACACTGATGGAGTCCAGTTTAGATTTAATAATAATACATACCTTGCTTATGACGCCCGAAGCACTAAGGAAGATGCAATAGCTGCTGACACTTGGACCACAGTAACATTTAATGTAAGTTCGGAGTCAGGTTGGATAAATAACCTTCAAGTAGCTATGACTGATGGAAACTCTGCGAGCTGGCAGGGATTAAACGACCCAAATGATGATGTCTTTTACATTAAGAATTACAGCATCTTTTCAAACGGAGCTATCCTTCACCACCCTATGAATGACGGCTCTGGAGCTACAATAAATGATGCCTCCACAAACAATTTAGATGGAACGGCGACCGGAACGTATTATCACCTACTTCCGTCTTAGTATTAAAAACAAACAAGGATTATTCATACTATGCCTGTACTAACAAAAGGATTAACATTCTCAAATGGCGAACAGCTTACTGCTGAGAAACTCAACGTACTTGTTGACGAAGCTGAGTTCAACAAAAGCACGGCAGTGGATAACTCCACTACACGGGTAAGTGCCAGTGGTGCTATTACGGTAAAACAGCTGGGTATTACTAATGCTCAGCTTGCAAGTGATGCTGTAACGACAGTTAAGATTGCTGATGAGGCGATAACTACAGACAAGATTGATGATGGTGCTGTTACTTCTGCTAAGATCGGCGCTGGAGAAGTTGAGTTCAGTAACCTTGCTACATCTGTATTGGCTGCAATTTATCCAGTTGGGTCAGTTTATATCAACGCCACTAATGCAACAAATCCGGGTACATTGCTAGGTTTTGGAACTTGGGTTGCGTTCGGTGCTGGTCGTGTTCCTGTGGGGATCAATCCTAGTGACTCGGACTTCAATTTGCCGGAAGAAACTGGAGGTGTTAAGAATGTTAAACTTACTGCTGCACAATCTGGTTTACCAAGTCACAGGCACAGAATATGGGCATCGGATTCCTCTGGAGATGCAAATCAAGATGTGACAGAAGGGGGTATTATGGGCAGTAATGATACCCCTCAGCGTTACGTTAATACTAATGATGATGGAGATTATTTAGTGGAGAGTACTGGCGGTACTAATGCCTCACAATCCCATACAAATCTCCAGCCTTACATCGTAGTATATATGTGGAAACGTACAGACTAATGCAAGCTAACCCACTACTTCAATCCGTCCAACTTGCGCTGCAAAACGCTACGCAGGTTGGTGCGCTTGCGTATGTTGACGAGATACATAAGTTCATCTCAAGCGGCAAGTATGGTGAAGTGCTGGATGATTGGGAACCAGAGCTTGTAAGACTTCTTATCGCATACCATCTAGCCAAAGATACTTTACTGTGTGAGCGCGACGAAGATGGGAAGATAGCTGGCATTGTTATGTGGTACACCTGCAACAGTGATGATACCTTTCAATTCATCGCAGATTGGGAGCCAGACCGAGAGGGCGGCGACTCTGTATTTTTAGCTTTCTTATACGCCAGCAGCACCAAGGCACTGAAGAAACTCACACTATCTCTAATCGAGAAAGAGCCGTCAGTTTTGTATAAGAAGTTAATAGGGTTGAGGATGAAATACGGAAACGTACCAACCCGGATGGATTACACGCAGAAACTATTTTCAAAAATACTAAGCAAGAAAGACTAGGAGGAAGAATCTATGGGAAAGAAAAGCAGTCCAAAACAGCCAGATCCGATCGATCCGGGCAAAGCAATGGGTGAATACCTCTTTGGCAAGAGCTTTGATAAATACCAAGGCGTAACTGACCCGCGACTACAGGAGAAACTCATTCGCGCAGAGGAGCGCTATCGCCCTCGCTACACGGCTCTGGAGTTGCAGGACATTGCGACGATGGCTCGCGGTAAGGGAAGGACTCCGGGTCTCTTTGACTTGCTTGAGGAGCAATCAACTAGAGCAGGTGAGTTACAGCGCGAGCAGTTGGGCTTACAACGTGAAGCCGACGTGGCTGCCTTGCAGGAGTTCGCACCTCAGGTAGTTGAGGCTTACCGCGAGGCTGACCCATACAGCACAGAGCTAGCCGAGGCGATGTCCGCTGAGGCGATGCGTGGACCAAGTGAAGCGGAGCAACTACTAGGTGAGCGTGGCTTAGAGCTTGCGGCATCTACCGGAGAACTGACCCCACTGGAAGCACGGCGCGCACAGCAGTCCGCGAGGGCAGCGTCCGCAGCCAGAGGTCGCGAACTAGATGAAAGCTCCCTGTATGGCGAAATGCAGTCCCGTATGGCAGAGGAGATGGGCAAGCGCGAACGCGAAATGGCACTGGGTAGCCAACTCCTCAGACAGCAGGCTGGTCTACAACAGCAAAGATTTGGACAACTTGGTGGCGCAATTGGAGCGCAGCGGCAATTAGCCGGTGACGTTGGTATGACCATCCTTGGTCGTCCTTCAGCTGCGATTGGATTAGGTAGTCAAATGCTTGGGCAGGCTCAAGCTGGAGCGGCTGGTCCTATGGGACCTCAGTTATTTGATCCCAACGTAGGAATCAATATGGCAATGCAGCAACGCTCACAGGACATTAACCTTATGGGCGCACAGGCACAGGCTAATGCCTCGCGGAGTGCTGGTATGATGGGTATGATGGGTTCGATAGGCGGTGCGGCAATCGGTGCGTTTTGCTGGGTAGCTCGTGAGGTCTACGGAGTAGATAATCCCAAGTGGTTGCAGTTCCGCGAGTGGATGCTTGAGGATTCACCTAGCTGGTTCCTTAAGCTGTACATCAAGTACGGCGAACGCTTTGCTAAGTTTATTTCAAATAAACCATTACTCAAAACCATCATCCGCAAGTGGATGAACACCCGTATCAAATAAGATGGCATTTCAAACAGGAACACGAGTTGACCCCCGCCTAATGCAGGCGGATTACAGCGGCTTTGCAAGGGCTGCAGAGATACAAGCTCAAGGTATGGCTAACCTTGGCGAGCAGATTGGCAATGCTGTTACTAAGTACGCTGTCAATAAGCAGAAGAAGGAAGACAAAAAGCTACGCTATGAGTCCATCCTTCCATATACGACAAGTATGTTTGGCGCTGAGGAGGGTGAAAAGATGGCACAAACCTTCTCTAATGATCCTAAGCTGGGCGCACAAATCCTTGAGTTCGCCGGAATGCAACAAGATCAGGCTGCATTACAGCAGGCTCTTGCTGTAAGTACAACACCAGGTGGTGAGATTGATTACGCCTCAGTCCTTCCATCTTATATCGAATTAGGTGGTCGTGACGTAAAAGGAGTAGCTGGACTTATTGAGGAAGCACAGGGACCGGGTGATCTGATTGTTGATCCAGTAACTGGAGTTGTTCAACAGGGTGGCAAATTCAAGGGGATAACAAGAGTTCCAACAAAGCCCGTTGAGCCAAGTGTTACTCAAATTAAGGGAGAGCGAGGAACCTATGATGTTGTTACAACCGAGGGTGGAACCAGAGTATTCCCAGTTGCTGAGATGGGAGGGATTGGTCAATTGACTCGATCTATAATTGAAAGTGCCGATAGTCAGGGCATCCCATCATTCGATACAGAGGAGGAGGCACTAGCGGCTAATTTAGAATCAGGAACTGAAGTTCTTATAGGTGGTAAAAAAGCTAAAATCCAATAATGCCAATACAATACCTCGACGAAAAGCCAACTAGTGGTATTATTTACCTTGATGAAGATGATGAGCCAAAGGATGGCGGAATCACCTACATCAATGAGGAGGATAAGCCAAGTGCGGCTGAATACGGTGCTGCATTCGTTACCGATATAGCTATATCTGAGTCCGGTCGGCTCGGTGGTGCTGCTTTGGGTACTGCAATCCTGCCTGGTGTTGGTACTTTTGTTGGATACGTTGTAGGTGGACTTGGTTCTGGTGCTGCTGGTTCAATAGCTAGACAGCGAATACTTGATCCAGATGGAGAACTTAGCTACGGGCAGATTGTAGCTGACTCACTGATTAACCTTATTCCTGGAGCCAAGGGCGGGAAGTCACTTGCTAGTGCTGTAGGACGACAGGCTGGCGTAGGTGCTGGCATATCCGCTACTGCTAAAGTCGCCGAGACGGCGATTGATGAGGGCGAATTACCATCAATGGAAGAGTTGGCAGCCGCTGGACTTACTGGTGCAACGCTAGGTGCTGGTTTAGGAATTACTGGAGAAGCCTTCAGTAAGGCTTATAGTAAATTTGCGGGGTTACCTACACGGAACTTAACCGAAGCGTTTAAGCTCGGTGATCCTGATGCAAAACTCATAGTTGATGGAGTTGAAAAAACAGGTAAGGAATACGCTGAATCACTACCAAAGAACTTCCGTGAGCTAAGATTAGCAATTAGCGAAGCCTATAGCGACGATATGGTTAGAGCTAGGGTGCTTCAAGATGCAGTAGCTGGTGGTCAGATTAAACAGAAGGATGCCCCGCTAAAGGTAAAGTCAGATGAAAGTGACTTTTACTTGCAGCGTAGGCTCGCTGAAGGTAAGATAAGTGCCAAGAACGAAGAACTTGATAAGCTGATTGGTATTGATGGGTCATTCCTATTAACAAGGGCAAATGAGCTTGGAACCGATGCGAGTACACTCTCACGATCCGTAAATGATTATCTTTATGCTAAGCACGGGATTGCTTACAATAATGCGAATAGATCCAAGTTCGGTGGAGACGGCGCGGCTGGTCGTACGACCAAGGAGTTCAAGGATACGATAAGTAAATTTGAAGAACAGGGACTCGATAAGCAGTTACAGGAATCCATTGACCTGCGTAAAGATTTATCCAAGCGGATCCTCGACACAATTGAGGAGGGCGGGTTAATAAGCAAAAAGGATGCTGAAAAGCTACGTAATCAGTTCCCGGACTACGTGCCACTCAATCGTATCCTCGAAACAGATGATATGGCAGATGTCGCCTCATCCGTTGTTGGTCGATCCGGGAGGTATGAGACACTCTCATCTGGAGTGCGAAGAGCTAAGGGTTCCGAACTTGAGGTTAATGATATTTCACAAAACATCGTAGATAATCTTATAGGAGCTACACGAAGAGCGCAGGTAAACAAAGCAAACCAGGCTTTTGTTAAGTTAATAAAAGATAATCCAAATACCGCTGGGAACATTGCCACTGTTCGTAAGCCGAAGATTGTCGGTTCAAAAACAGTCAAGGATACTTCGGAGTCAGCAAATGCCCTTCGATCGCAAGGCAAGAAAGCTAAATCAAAGAAGGTTCCGATTTATGAAAACGCTGATAAAAACGTACTAACGGTATTTGAGAACGGTAAGCCACTATTCGTGGAGTTCAAGGATCCTAAATTAGCATCAGCTATGAAGGGAACTAACCGAGAAGTAGCAACCGGTATTATCAAAGCGGCACAGGGGTTTAATAGGTTTGTCGGCGGTTTATACACTAGGTTCAATCCTGAGTTTATGGTTCCCAATTTGATTCGTGACCGTTCCGAAGCGTTCGTGAATAATATGCAGAAGATGTCACTCGGTCAGGCTGCTAAGACCCTGGATCCCGTATCAACCGTTCGTGACGATATGCGTACCATCTATAGGAACCTCACTGGTAATAAAGCCAGCGGAGGAAGAGCAGCAGAGATGGACAAAATGTATGATGAGTTCGTTGCATCCGGGGCGCGTACAGGAGGACTCGGACTTTCGACACTTGATGACGTTGAGAAGAGCATAGCTGAACTCGGCGGAAAGTTAAACGCGCCAACAAAATCAAAAGCCAGATCATTTAATAAATTTGTCAATGGTCTGAATGAGGTGTTTGAGAACGCAACAAGATTTGCCACTTACCGTAGAGGTCGTGCGGATGGTATGACTATAGACCAGGCGGCTCTAGCTGCCAGAAACAGTTCTTTTGATCCACAGTTGCAAGGAGCGCAAGGGGACACACTGAGGGCTTTGTACCTTTTCAGTAACCCCGCGATTCAAGGTGCTAAGAATTTCCTTCGCAGTATGAAAAATCCAAAGGTGGCTGCATCGGTGATGGGTTCCTTAACTGCTACCTCATATGCTCTTGACCAGTACAACAAGATGATTGATCCTGACTGGCGGGAAAAAGTGCCGGAATTCAAGGTTAATAAACATATTACAATCCTTCGTGGTCAAAGACCCGATGGTAGCCTTGATTATTTCTCAATCCCTGTTGGGTACTCAATGGTCCCATTTAAGATAGCTGCTGACTACGCCCAGAGAATTATGTTCGGTGGCGAGGAGGATATTGATATTAAGGCAGTGGCTGCTGATATGTCAAAGAACATTATTGACTCCTACAATCCTATGGGTGGATCGCCAATTCCAACCATACTTAGGCCGATGTATGACTTAGCTAGAAATAAAGATGGCTTAGGTCGTGACATACGCCCATCCTGGTTGGAGAATGAAAACATTTCAGATGTTGAAAAGATTCACCCGTGGACAGCGCAAACTCAAGGTGGGGAGTTAGCACTTAACCTAGCTGAACAGCTAGATGATATGGGATACGAGGTGTCTCCAGAGAATCTCCTTTACCTTTACAGGAACTACACCGGTGGACCTGGTACTACTGTGCAGAGACTTTTTAATGTTGTTCCGAAGATGTGGAACGGCGAGGAGGTAAAGCGATCGGACGTTCCAATTCTTCGTAGGTTCTATGGTGAGACGTACTCAAAGACATTTGAGATGCGAACTGGCGACAAGCAACTGATTGACAATATAGACAAGCAGGAAAACACGACGAGAGCTAAGGCGAGTCGAATAGCTAGTGGGTACAAAACAAAAATAACTAACGCTACCAGCCAACAAGAAGTATCTCGGATCCTTCAAGATATGCTTGTTGACCCCGAAGCGGACGAAGCCGTTATCCGAAGGGTCGAGGATTTCATAAGGAACCAAGCTGCTGGCATTACAACAAAAGATAAGCAGGTAAAATCTCTTTCAGTCGCCGGCAGGGCAAAGTACTTCAATGAGAGAATCCAGGGTATGGACAGGGTTGAGGCAGCTCGGTATCTACAGGAGCAAATTGAGCGCAAGGTACTCACACCAAAGGTTGAGGCTATGATGCTCGATATGGAATCCTTTAAGAACTTCTTCAGTAAATAAAAAGCCCCGCCCCCAAAATTCGGAAAAAGGGGCGAGGCTACCTAACGAACGAGGGCTTAATAAGGAGGCGTCTACCCTATCCCCCCGCTGCGGATTACTCCAACAGCTTACCTCGAAAATGTATTATACACTAAGTGTTTCAAGAATCAACTTGAGTCTGCGCTTTTCCTCAGAAAGATTTTTGCGCTGCTCCATCATACGATCAATACGATATGACAGGACTCTGGATTCCTGGCGAATCATCTCGATCTGTGTCTGGATGCGCTCAATGTTTTCTTCTTTATCTTTCACGGTTTCAAACTGGGGTTTAGTCTTGGATCTGTCAATAAATAAGTCAGGGAAATTGAGTCCCTCAAGTGAATAATTTAGCTTCTCGAAACAATAGGTATCACGGGCAATCGCTGCTTCCTTCTCGTCCTCGAAGTACCCAATGTGGTGCATCTTAATAGAACCTTCTGATACGCAAGCGCGCGCGTGCCATCTTCCAGTCGTCTTAACAAGTGTTACACCCCTGTACTTTGAGGTCGAGTTTCTAGCCTTTTGGTATGCTCGACGGTTTTGCGAAGGCGTAACGTATCTGAGGTTTGATGGTGTGTTATCTAACTTGTCTCCATTTATGTGGTCAACCTCGTGACCCTTTGGCCCCACTCCAAAGAAAGCCATCGCAATTAACCGATGAACACGAAATCTTTTTTTGTTTATCCAAACTACCGAATATCCCGTGTCCATCTTGCAACCAAGTGTGCGCTTGCACCACTTCTTATGCGCGTGAACACTTCCGTCCGAGTAACAGGTTACTCTGGTTCCGTTTACAACTATATCCTTTGATGTCTCAGTACTTATCATAGCTCCTCCGTGTTAACAATTATTGCATCCTTGCTGTACAGGTATCCTGTACGCTTACTTA